CTCTTAATTGTTTTCCTTCAAACTGATTATCTGTTACTAGAAAACTATCGTTTAAAAAAGTTTCTGAACCTAATTCGACTCCTGCTTGTAAACATATATTAGTAAGATATTTTTTAAGAGTGCGAGGGTAAACAACTTGGTCTTCATATATTTTATTGAACTTAATCATATAATCATAAGCAATAATTCGAATTGTACCATTTGTACTATCATTTTCAGGAACTTCATTAACAATAAATTTTCCATAATTTATATAGTATGTTTTATTGTTATAATCCGCACCTATATATAATTCAAATTCACTATTTTCAAGATTTGTTGTTTGTTCATTATCAAGCAGCGTTAAAGTTACTTTCTTTGCCACCGCTTGACCAATGAATCCTAAATCAGGTACATACACACTATCTTCTAATGTAATTTCTTTTATTCCATTATCATAATTAATTTCTGTATTATCATATATTATTTTTGCTTTAGTTATTCCATGTTTAAAAGCGTTTTTTAATTCATCTGTCCATTCTACATTATTTTCTAACTTATACATGTAATCCTCCTTAATGTTCAATTAAATGAATTTCTTGCATTTCTATCATCTCTTCGCCTCTATATTTTATTGGTTTATACTGCATATCATTATGGTAGAAAATTCCTGTTTCATAAGCATCTATACCTTCGTTATAATACTCTACTGTTAAAGCCATACTTTGCATTATGACTGAATAGTAATACATATATTGTGATAATGTCATTATTGGAAATTGCATTTGAATTTTTGTTCTTGTATGAGGTAAAACTTTTAAATCTAGTTTACCGCTAGCTAATACCCCACTATCAGCAGTTTGAACAATATGGGGTAGTATTAATAATCCCTCTCTTTTAGGTGCTGGAGTTGTAAAATTACAATTTCCTATTTTTACATAATATCCTTTAAAATTACTCATATTATCCTCCTATAATGCTATTCCATATTGATTACTTGCTTGACTTCGACTTCTTACTATACCTTTGTATAATGTTTCATTACCTATATTTACTACTATAGGTTGCCCATTGTCTTGATTTTCATTTAAAGCTTGACTTATTGCTTGATATGTAGCCTCTGCAATAGCACGAGTAATTTGGTCATTGTTGGCTACAGCACTTTTATTTCCAATAGAACCTACCATTTCTGGTCCAGCTTCATTTGCAAAGAATAAGTCTCCTTCTGTTGGAAAACCACCTTCTGCATACCACTTTACACTTAATTTAGGTAAACTTGTTGGAAGGTTTAATGCACTTAAAATTTTAGCTATCATACCACTAGCAGGTTGTGTTCCCCAACTAAAATGTGGCATTTTAATTTTAATGTTTAAATTTGAAAAGGCACTCTTTATTCCATCAACACCTTTTTGAGCAAGTTCTTTCCATTTACCTATAGTGAACCATGGAGCTATCTTGTCATTCCACCAATCTTTTATTGGTTGAAAAGATGATTTCCATTCGTTGAATTTTTGAACTATTCCATCTTTTGCCTTACCTGCAATTTCTTTCCATTTTTCTAAAGTAAACCATGGTGCTACTTTTTCATTCCACCAGTCTTGTATAATAGAAAATCCTGCTTTAAATTCTTCAAACTTTCTTTTTATTGCCTCCCCTGCTTTTTCTGCTGCACTAGAATATTTGTCAGGCTCAAGACCTTCTTTTAAATCAGCTGGTAAATCTTCTGTAAAAGTTTGTTCAGAAGCATCACTCATTCCTGCCATACTTCTTTCTATTAAAGTTCTTGCTTCATCAGCACTTAATTCTCCTTTTTCAAAAGCATCTACAACAGTTTTTTTGAAATCATCATAATTTCCGCTTTCTTTTGCAAGAGCTAATTGATTTTCAAAAGATTGTCTTACTTCTTCTTTCTTTGCTTCATTATATGCGTTAGTTGCTTCAGTTGCTTCATCTTGAGCTTCTTTATTTTCTTTATAAGCTTTATAAACTTCTCTTTGTTGTTGTGTCATTTCTGCATAAGTTAAAGTTCCATCTTCTACTTGTTTATATAATGCCTCTCCACTTAGACCAGTTTCTTTTTCAATTTCTTCTAATCTTTTTAAGGTATCAGTAGCTTTATCTACAGCATCTTCATAAGTTTGTTGTTTTTCAGCTGCATCTTCTACTGCTTTGTTATAATCTTCTTGTGCTTTTTGTACGCTTTTTATTTGAGCTTTATTACTTACAAATTCTTTAGTTAATAATGCAATACTTCCTACAAGTAATACTACTCCAGTAACTATTGCTGCTATTGGAGCTGAAACACCTAACAGAACAGCACCTACACCTGCTAAAACTGCTCCTAATGTCATTAAAGCAGCTTGTAAGTTGGTTACTCCATTTTTCCACATATTTATAAAATTTGTTACTGCTAAACTTACTCCACCAACTATTAAAGTTATTCCACCTAAAGTAGTAGCTACGCTTTTTATTGCAGGTAAGATTTTACTAAATCCTCCAGCAACATCTATAAATTTACTGAATTTATTAGTAACATCTACAATTGTTAATAATCCATTGATTGAACCTTTCAACAACACAAATCCGCCAACCAATCCTGTTAAAATTGCTGTATCACTTCCACTAAAAATTCCATTCCAAAGCATTGACATCATTCCTTGCCCAACTTTTATTATGGCTTGAAAAAGTTTTGATAATATTTCTCTCCAGTTAATATCATTTAATGTCTTTCCTATTTTTTTACCAATATCATCCCAAGGAACTGTATCTAAAAAAGAAATGAAAGAGTCTAATATTCCTGTTACACCAACATTAATAGTATTTGCAAGACTATCCCAAGGTATATTATAAAAAGCACTTATAACCATTTCTCCTACTGATTGTCCTAATTTTATCCAATCAAATTGCATAACAAATTGTTCTAAAGTTAAAATTGTTGCTCTCATTCCATTTGTTAAAGTTCTTCCTAAAGTATCCCATTGAATTGTTTGAACCATACTATTTAGTCCATCGGCTAATTTGCCACCTAAAACACCCCAATTGTATTGTTGGAAAAAAGTGTCCATAAAAACTAAAGCAGTATTTATTCCTTGTGCTATTGAATATCCCAATTTTTTAAAATCTAAATAATATGTGAAATCATTTAATATTTTTGCTAATAATCTGGATGCTTTTTCTGCATTTTCTAATATAGCATTCCAATTTATTTTGCTTAATAATTCATTTATTTTTTCCGCTAATTTTCTACCCCAGTTTTCTATATCATCAAATAAATATTTAAAATTAGTATCTACTTCAGATAAATCCAGATTTGGAGCTATGCCTCCTGCTCCTCCTCCACCTCCAGAGCCTGAATTATTTTCAAGACTTATATTGTGTAATTCATCAAAAGATTGTAATTGTTTTTGCAATTCTTTTGATGTTTTTCCTGCACTTCCAGCTGCCGAACCAAAATTCTTTGCTGTTATTCCTGAAAAAATGTTAATCTTTGCAAAATAATATACTAAATATTGAACAGCTTTTAATAAACTATAAATTAAATTAGTTATAAAAGTTATTACTGGTGCTAATGTTGAACCTAATGCATATTTTAAGTAAGAAATATTTGCACTTAATTGTTGTGCTGTAGCGTTTTGACTAGATAAAAATTCATTAGATACATTTCTTACTGCATAAAAAGCACTTCTAATTCCATATAAAGCTAACGCATATTTTGAAAAACTTTTTGCTAATGACTGGATTCTGCTTTTTGCATTGCTTATGTTTTTTCCAAGATTTCCAAAAGATGCATCTAATACTTTTAGTGCTCCTCTTGCTATTTTTGATTGTGCAATTGATTTAAACATATCTTTTATTCTTTGTGTTGTTTTGTTTATAGTTCCAGTTAAACTTTCTAATCTTTTTTGTAATAGTTGAACTCCTTTTAATTCTCCTTCATCGCCTTTTGGACTGTCTATTCTCTTGTTATTTGTTGGAATATTAGAATTTAAATAATCAGTTTCTTTTTGTGTCTGTGATACTGGTTTATTAGAATTATTTGAAATTTGAGGCATTTTAACTTGTTTACCAACATTGCTTATTTTTTCCATTCCTTTTATATATTTATTGACATTGTTTTGAACATTCCCTAAAGCAGAATTTAAATTACTTAATGTTTCAATAAGTTGATTTATTCCATCTGTTGCTTTACCAGAAGAGCTTTGAATTTCAATATTTACATTATCAACACTTATATCAGCTATTTTAATCACCTTCTTTACTTTTTAAACTGTTTTTTTGTCGCTCTAGCCCAGTTGCTAAAGAAGACTGTCGCTTTCAATCTTTCGTTTTCCTCTTCTTTTTCTTTTGTGATTTTATCCTTTTCTTCTTCGTCATCATCCTTTAAACCATAAGGCTTTTCAGGATAAGGTAGAGGTTTTTTTGCTTTTGAAAAGGCATGTAGTATAGGAGAAACATCTATTAATGCTTCATATACATACATGCCTTGCTTCCATATTTCCCACTCTTTATTTTTAATTTCTTTTTTTCGCTTCATTTTAAAAGCATTTAAATACTGCCTAGCCATAGTTGGGTCTTCCTCCCAAAATTCTCTATATGTCATGCCAAAATTCATAAAGATAGGGCAAAGTTCTTCAAAACGCTCACTAAGGGAAACATACTCCACCTTGTTTATCTCTTCTAAACTGTCTCCCAATCTATGTTTCCCAAATCATTTCCTTCATCATCAGAATTTGATTCTAGGGTTTTGTATGTTTCTTCTAGCATAATTCCAATAGTTTCAATTAACTTTTCTTTATTTTTAAAGTTATCAAAACATTCATCTATAAAATCATCTTTGACAAATTTATGATTTTTTATAAATAAACCTTTAAAAGCTAAAGGTAACATTGTCATTGGTTTGTCTCCAAATTCATTTATATTAAAGCCTAGTCTCTCCATTGAGGCAATTGACTTTCTGTCATATTCTAATATATATTTTTTACCATCTTTTTCAAAAGATATTTTTGTATTCATATTTTTACTCCCTTTCTTTGTTTTTTTATATTATCCATTATTTGCTATTGATGTTGCTATATCTTCTGGTGCGGCTGCCATCTCTGGAGCATCTGTTGGTGTTATATAAGTAGTTATTTCTAATACGCTTGAAACTGCAGCTTCTGGCATACCTAGATTACTTGGATTTCCTCTAAAGTAAAATACTTTGTCTAATTTTGGTATATATATTAAGAACCATGTAGACTTATTTGTTCCTTTAGCTGTTTCATAAGCTGTCATTAAAGTTTCCCAAGTTGTTATTAAATCATTTGTTAAGTTGAATGTAAACTCTAAAGCTCCTCCTATATCTTTTAATCCATCAATATATGTTTTATATTCCTCTTGGTTTAAATCAGTTGTCTCTAAACTGTCTGGTGATGGGTTTAAAGATGGAATAGATTTTACACCTTTTAAATCAACATATCCTGTTGCTGGTCTTGTTCCTGCTGTAGTTTCTACAGCATATAATAAATGTATTCCAGCTGTACTTAAATTAATAGCCATATTACTTTCCTCCTAACTTCTTTTATATATAGTATTAGTATCTAAAAATATTGAACATTCATATCTTAAAGAATATCTCATAATACTTTTATCACTAATCAATGGTGCTAATGTAGGTGCACCAACCCTTGTTAATCTGTAATTTTTACCTGTTAATATTTTATTTATTCTATTTCCCATTAAAATTACTAAATCTTTAGCTTCTACATCTTCAAAACTTCTTGAAAAAGCATCTATTTGATAAGCTAAATTTGATACATGCTCGCCATCATTATCAGTATATCTTTCATTTTCAGAATTATCTATTTCTTGTACTGCTATTCCGTGGATATGATAGTTTTGGTAAAGCTTTATAATAATCTTTTATAATTATATTTGAATAGTCTATTGATTTATTTTTTTCTTCATCATATTTGTCAACATATTCTAATGGTTCTAAAAATGCTTCTTGTAAATCATGGACTATTTGGTCGCTTAAAGTTTCGATAAAGCATCACCTACAACTTTCTCTATTATTTTATTTTTTTGTTTTTTTACAGCTTTTGCTGCCATATAAACTTGTTTACCCGCTGGAATACCTTGAGTGTATTTTTTAACATTGCCATCCATATAAGTCCAATATAATTCTCCTTCAGGTATACCTAATTTACTTGCCGAACTATTAGGATTGTTATTTTGTCTTATGGTCCTTCCACTATTATAAGGATTTAATCCAAAATTTTCTTTTTCAGGATGTGGACTATTTTGTCCTTCAGTTCCTGTTCCAAACTCGTTATATAAAACTTGGCTTCCCATTACTCCAACTTTTTTATTTTTTTCAGTTCCTGTTGCATAAAAACTAATATCTTCATTGCCATCTTTATATGGAGTGCTGGAATAATTTTCTTGTATTTCTTGTAATGCTAAATTCGATAATTCTTCAACAATTTTTTCATCAGCTTTTTCAAGGTTTTTATTAAATCTTTCTAATTTATTTATTAATTTATTTATACTTTGAGTAGATAAATCTACACTAATTTTCTTCATCTTCTAAATCACCACTTAATTTTCTAAGTGTTACTTCTGCTTCATTTAATGTAATAAGAGGGTTACCGTATACATAAAAATCAGCATCATTGCAACTACTATTAAAATCTTCAGGTTTTTTAATATATACTCTATCATTAAACTTGAAATTTTCAGCTACTTTAGGAGTACACTTTATTGTTTGATATAAAGTATAATTATTACCTAAAGCTAACACATCATTTGAACTATATGTTGGTCTATAGTTGACTTTTATTTCTATTGGAGCTTCAAATTCCAAAGAATTATCTTTTTTTTTGCAAAGATAAATAGTTCTTTTATTTCTTGTCATTGATACCATAATATTAACCTCTCATTCTTGCTAAAGGCACTATTCTTCTTAACATACTCTCTGGATAACTAGAACTGTCATATCCTCTACTTATTCCGTTTTCTGAATGTGAAATTTGTCCTTCAGCACCTTCTTTTGTCATTGAAGCAATACATAGTTCATAAGCTAAATTTTTATATTTATCTTCAAGTAAAATTAAAGGAGTTGGTTCAAAATGTCTTCTTAGATTTATTGCTTCAATAGCATTGCTAATTTCATCATAAATATCATCATCATCAAAATCTAACTCTAATCTTTTTAATTTCTTTGAGACTTTTGTGTAAAGATATGTTACAATTTCATTTGCTCTAAATTCTAAATCATTCATTTCCCTCTCTCCTTTAAATTAGAAAAATTTTTTATTTTTAGTATTGTCTTTTTGCAACTTTTCTTTTGATTTCTTTTCAACTTCTTTTAATATTTCTTCGCTAGTTACAACCTTATATTCAGGTACTGGAGAATAAATCCTATTTGCTTCACCTTGAGTAGGAATGATATTATCATCTATTACTTGTAATTCTTGAAAAAAATTAGCAACTTTTACATAATATTTATCTTTTATTTTGCAAAACATATTATTCTCCTTTCTTACTTTTACTATTGTTCTTTATCCTTTTGTTAATTATTGTTTCTTCTCTTGCTGTATTATCTTGTACCTTATTTTCCTCTTTTACTTCTTTTGCTTCTTTTTTATTTTCTAATATATTATACCCTAATCTTTCATACATACTTTTATATGTATTTTTAGAACATAATATTTTTCTTCCATCTTTAACTATTGTAATCATGTGGACACCTCCATCATTAAACAGCTATATCAATTATTGCAACTTTATCAAGATTTTCAGCTGTTGGCATACAAATTTCAGATACTTTAGTTGTTCTTGTTACAGGGTCTGTTTCTCCGTATGTAGAAATAGCAACACCTGTATCTACAATTGCAACATCTGCTACATTAGATACTACTAAATCAGCTTCTTCTGGAGTTGTTCCAAATAATGTTCTACCAATTGTTTCAGTTGGTAAAAGTACAAATAAATCATCTGGCATATAATATTGAACTTGTCCTTCTTCATCTTTGTAGATTTTTTCATAAACAGCAATTGTAACTCCTGTTTGCTCTTCTATAAATGCTCTTGCTGAAGCTTCTGAAATATTTACAGCTCCATTTCCTAATACATATATAGAATTTTTAATTAATTCATTTTCCATTATGTTTCTTAATACACTTCTTCTACAAATAGCTCTTGTAGGTCTTACACCTGTTTTTGCTTCAATTGCATCTTGTGCTGCAATTATATCAGCAATTATATCAGCAGAACTATCTGACCAAGATTTTGTAGCTGTTGTTTTTTGTGTTGCGTCCATTTGATAATCATATTGATATTCTTGACCATTAGATACTATGCTGATTACACCAGTTGTAATTAATTGCATTCTCATTCTTTCTCTTGTTGCTGCTGCACCTTTTAATAGTTGCATATTGTCTTCAAAAATTTTTCTTAATACTTCATCAAAGTATGCTGAATTTGAATTTGTTGAAGCTGTTATTAATTTTTGTCTTAATTTTTCATTAAGTTTCATATCATTCTTGAAGAATGGCATTTCAGCACTCATTTCGCTGAAACCAATTCTATTTCTTCCAAGTGCTTTTGCATCAAAAGCTGATAGAGATAGAACTGCAGCTACTCCGCTTGCACCTTTAATAAAGCTCATATCTAACCCTGCTTGTTTTTCAGCTGGGAATAATTCATCTCCTAAAAATGGAGCTTCTGATTGGTTTGCTTGATATTCATTCCAATATAATGCTTGTGCTTTTGCTTTTATATAATCAAATATTTCCATTATCTTTTACCTCCTAATTTTTACTTCCATTTAGGAATGTTATTTTTGTTAATGTTTCTGTAGCACTTGTAACTAATGTTACTACATCTTCATCTAATTTGTATAAATCTACATAACCTGCAACAACTAGAGTAGCTCTACCATCTCCATCTGTTACATCTACATCATGTAATACAACACCTTGTGCATTTTCAGCACCTTTTGTTAATACAGTTTGTCTGTTTGTTAAAACACTTGTTGTTCCTCCAACTGGAGTTCCTGCTTTAACTATTTTTCTACCGTTTTCATCGGCATCTACACCTTCGTTACTAACTAGGCATCCTATTGTAAATGCTAATTCAGGTGCAATTAGTATTTGTTTTTCGTTTGCGTAATTTTTTGATTTTACACTATTTGCTACTGCCATTTTAAATTCCTCCTTTTATTTATTTAAAATAATAGCTTTCTTTCTTTTTTGCCATATTTTCCATTATGCTTTTAATTTTTTGGTCAACTTCGGTTTCTCCATCATTGTCTCCTTGAGAACCTTTACCATCTTTTCCCATATTGCCTAAACCTTCTTTAACTGCATCAGATTTTCCTTTTTCATAAGCTTTTTTTACAATAGAGTTAATATATTTACTAACACTATCATTTTTTTCTTTATCTTGCAAAACTGCATTTGAAATAAATTTTGAAAAATCACTATCGTCATCCTCTATTCCAGCTAATGTTCTAGCTTCTGATACATTGCTTTTAAAATTTAATAGGCTTGCATCAATTTTAGATTGCTCTAGCATTTTCTTCATTTCTTCAAATTCTTTGTCTCTCTGTTCTTGAGCTGCTTTCATTTTTTCATCATCTGTCATCTTACTGTTAATAGTTTGATTTAACTCTGCTATTTGCTTTTTATAATCTTCTTCTAATTTTCTTTGTTGAGCATCAGCATTGTCCTTATTAACATATCTTCCTGTTCCTAAAAGCATTTTGTTAAAAGCTTCTTGAACATCTTTTGCAGTCATTCCATCATGGTAGTTTTCTCCAAGTAATTCTTTGATTTCGTCTTCCATTGTTTTCCCTTTCTTATTGATAGCGTTTTATAGCACTTCTCTGTGCATTATCTCACCTACAGATATAGCCACGTAGGACTGGCAATTTATAATTTTAAAAATTATATCAAATTAAATATTACCTTTTGGTCTTTTGTTATTTTCAGCTTCTTTAGGGCTTATTTTATTTTTATTATTAGTAAAATTTGTACCTAAAGTTTTACTTGTGGCTGAATTACTAGTATTAGGTAAATCCCCTGCATTTTCACTTTTTTGTTTCATCATTTCTTGTTGTTTTTTCATATTTTCTTCAGCAATTTTCTCCCAATATTTCTTACCTCTTTCAGCAACTTCTACAACATCTGTTGTTACATCACACATTTCTAAGGCATCTTCAGGAGTAATTGTTTTTGTTCCTATAAAAGTTGAATAACTTTGTGCTTTAGATTGTAAATTGTCTGTTTTATTTCTTGAGAATTTAATGTCTAAATCAATTACTTTAAAATCTTCGCTAACTTGATTAAGTTCTTTCATTATTTGTATAATAACAGCAACTTGCTTTTTCTTAGCCATTTTAAAATAACCTTCTTTTACTCTGGCAACTATCTCTATATCAGCCCATCCATCACGTAATTTTACAGCATCGCCTGTGTCTCCACCGCCTCCGCCTCTAGTCTTACGGTCTGGTATACCTATTATAGTTTTATATGCTTCTTCTAAGTATTCTCTTAAATTTTGAGCACCTAATGCATCTAATTGTTGATAAATAAATTTAGCATCTACATTAGCTCCGTGGTTGCCCTAATAACTCAAGTATTCTATTCTTTTTTACATTATCTACTGTTTCATCTTCTAATTCAGAATTTATTATTACTAATAAACTTTTGATTACATTTTCTACATCATTTAAACTATCACTAGCTAGTTGGTTTATCGCATTTAATACACTTAATGCTACTTCAAAATCTCCCATTAAGAATAAATTGTTTTGGACCATCTGAATTGGATTTAATCCTATGAGATTTTTTTTCTTTGTTACTTTATTTTTATTTGAAGTAACATTTATTGTATTTATTCCTTCACTTTCAATTTTGTAAATTTCTGTATCTGTATAACATGTAAAGTGTGTCTTTTTATTATACTTATCACACCAGTAATTGCAACTCATTCTTACAGGATTTCCAACTTTTGCAGATTGAATAACAAAAGTGTTCTCTACATCAGCATGATTAATAGATATTGGATTGTCAGGCATATAATCACTCGTTATTTCTTCTGATGGCAATGTGTAAAAATATCCTATACCAGTTATCCCCGCAAGTAAAGCTACTTCATTATCTACGGTATTTGAGTTTTCATATTCCATTAAATCACTTAATATCTTTATGTCTTTTCTTGCTTTTCCTTTTCTTGGTATTATTTGTATAGGTTTTCCAAAAGTATATCCAATTATATCTCTTTCACTAGAATAAGCGTAGTTTAATACCGTCTTATTATTTATCCCAGATGTTGAGCTTTCTGGTCTTTTTAATATATCTTGCTTACCCTTGTAAAAATTTATTAGATATCTTATATCATTTACATTTTGTTTATGTATAGAAAAAGCATCAATAAGTATCTGGATTATATTTTCTTCATTAATTTCTCTATCATCAATTATTCTTCTTCTACCATAGCCTATCATTTTTTCACTCCTTTTATCAAAAAAATAGCCTATAAGAAAATTATTTCTTATCGGCTACTAGAGCACTATTATTAAATTCAAAATTTTTTTTACACCTAGTGCAATAAAAGTAAATATTTATACTAGATGCTTCTTTTTCTTTTTTAGCAACTAATTTACTACACTTAGGACATCTAATATCAACTATCATATATTATACCTCAATATAAGTATAAAAAATTTTTTTTAAAAAGTCAATAGAAAAGTATTTTTTTGCAAAAAAATAAAAGCGTGGAAAAGGGAGTAAAAATAAAAACCCAAAACCACGCTCGAAAAAAGAATAAGGGATTATTCTTCATATAAATTATAAACTTTTATTTTTGTTCTGTCAATATTAAATTCCTAAATCAGCTCTACTTATTCTACTTCTGGCTATCCCTTTTCTTTGCACTCCTAGTACATTTGTTAATAATGAAGCACAAGCATCTGGAACATCATCAGGATTTTGCTTCTTTCCTATCATACTATCACTTTGATTGTAATGAGTTAATAAATCTAAAAATTTATTATACATTTTATTCCCTATAATACTCCTTCTTGTTTTAAACTTTAATCTGTATTTAGCTATACTAGAACCTTTAATCTCTCCATCACAAGCTAATATTCTATCTCTTTTGCTTTTTGTTGTTGGTGCTTTAGCCCAATGGATATAACATTTATATTGTTTCTTCTCTAGTTCACGTCTTACTTCTTCTGCATACATGTCTCCACCATTGTTTGCTTCAAAAAAGCATTCTGAAACATTATTCCTTATTATTGCATTTACAACCATTGGTATACTAGTTTCTTTTGCTTCTTGAGTACATACAACATCAATTATAGGAACATCTCCATTTTTATGTTCACTTCCTATTGGCATTGCTAAATAATCTCCACCACCCCAAGCTACATCGACTGCTGCTATTCGCCTTTGTATTCCTTCAGTTTCTTCTTCATCAAATTTTGAAAGCTCATCTTCACTAAATTCTATTCCTAATCTTTCAATTGGATTTTGCTGTATTAAACACTCAAATGATACTGTGTCCATTAATGCTTTATCTTCTAACAACTGCTCTGTTGTTAATGCCATTCCATATTTGTAAGGAAAATTCGTTTTATTCTCTTCATTCAATCCGTGGTAGCCTTATTACCTCTATTCTATCAGGTGCGTTTTCCTTAAAATATGTTATTGTCCTTGTAAATGGGTCGTTTATACTAAATAATGTACCTATTATTAACATCTTACAGTTACCTTGCATACGTTTTCTTAATGTTGCATTAAATTCATCATTCATTTTGTCCATTACATCTTTGTTATTTGCTGCTTCCATATTCTTTACAAGGTCATCCAAATAAAGTACATTATGTGCTCTAGTTCTACCTGTAATACCACCATCAAATCCAGCACAATATAACGTATACTCTGAATGTGGTCTCTTCCTTCCGTCATTCGTATAATCTAATGACATTGTCTCTGCATTTTTGTATATACACTCTAAATTTGGAAATATTTTTTGATAATTTCCGTTTTCATCATCAATTATTGTCATTATTCCATTATAGAATTTGTCTTTTGCTATAGAAGCGGAATATGATACCATCATGTTTGCCAAATCAGGCTCTTTTCCTATAACCCAACTCATAAACCTTTTACCAATTTCAGTATTATGTGTCAAAGTATATCCATCTGTTACATATAAATGTTCTGGGCTATCTACCATTATACATTGACATTCTTCTTGTCTTACTTTTTCAATTTTTACTATCATTTTTTGATAATTAAATTGAGGTTCACTATATACTTCAGCTTTTCTTTTCAAATAAAATGGATTTATATTAATAGATATATTAACCCTATATACTTTCTTACATTCTTTAATTTGTCCATTTTTATCTTTATATTTTCCAATTTTAGTTGAATAACTTGCTTTTCCTCCTAAACTCCTTACTAATTCTACCACATCATAACACAATTGTTCAGAAATAGTACAAAATTCGCAATTGCAATCTCTTTTATCTGTCCATCCATCTGTGTCCATTAATCCTCTTAATAATTGTAATCTTTCATAAGTACTTGCATAAAGATATTTTTTTGGAATAAATTTTTTGTCAGATGTTTTCCCTCTTAATCCGTATTCTTCTAACTTTAAATCAGTTGTATTTCTTAAGAGATGTCCTTTTTCATCTCTTTCGTCTTTTTTCTTCTTTATACCATAATCATATTTGTCATAATACACTAATCTATCTGTCTTTGGTAATTCATCTTCAACTCTATCTAGTATTTCATCATCCGCTGATGTAAACTTTAAACTTCCAGCACTTAGTCCACCGTCTCCAATTAAAGCTCCTAACAAATATGGCTTCAAATCTTCCTTAGTTAATTGACTTTCGTATTCAATTGGTTTTACCAATCTAACAGAATAATTATGATATGGTCTTTTTGCGTTTTTACCTAATATGTAATTATCTAACATTTGCTTGGTATTTACTATCCTAGCTTCCTTTTTTCTTCTTCTATCATCACTTGTCTTTACTTCCCATAAATGTTCTAATCCACAATCTACGTAAGTATGGTCATCAAAAGTTACTCTATATACATCTTTAATTCCTTTAGGGTATACTCCAGTTACATTACAAGCTTTTCCATCTGCTCCTATAACTTTTGTTCCAACTTTAACATCACCCATAGTTATCCAACCTGTAGGTGTTAATATTTTACTTGATAATGGTTGCTCTTTTCCGCGTTCCGCTGTGGCATATTTAATGCTAAAACAGCTCTTGGCTTGTAATAAAATATGTCTAATCTTTTTGCTATTGGTCCTAATACCATATCCCTCGGTGCATAAAATTGCTTCTCTTTAGGTATTCCAAACTCAACTGCAATTAAATAATAACTAAATAAATACCTTGAAAGATAATAAAAATTGTCTTTCATTAACTTATTTAACTCTTGCATCTTTTCTAACCCTAATTCTTGGCTATTTCTTTGTAATTCTTCTGCTATTTCTCTTATTAGCTCTTTCGATATCTCTAAACTTTTACTTAAATCTAACTCGTTTCTCTCTTTATTATAAATAACTTTACTTTTCTCTTCTTCTTCTTTTCCTAAATAATATCTTAATAACGCTTTTCTTCTTATTCTTGTGTAATTGTCTATTTCTCCTTTTAAACTCTCTCTTATCTTTCTTATATTCTCTGTATAATCTTCCATTATTCCCTCCTAGATTATATCTTTCCACATACTTTTCCACAGTTTCCACATTCTTATTTGTCCTCTTTCCCATAAAA